GGCCCACAGCCCATTCCACCAGCCCGAGATGGCAGCGCCCACGCCCATGACCGTCGCCATGAAGCCCATGAACACCGCGACAATCCAGCCGATGAAGCCAGCCCAGACCGCCTGCACCCAGGCACCGATGCCTGCCCACAGGCCGTTCCACCAGCCGGCGATGGCGGCACCGATGCCGAAGAGCCAGCCGACAAACCCCGACCACACCGCGACAATCCACGCGATGAAGCCATCCCAGACCGAGGTGACCCACGAGCCGAAACCAGCCCAGAGCTCATTCCACCAGCCGATGAAGCCATCCATGACGCCCTGGAGCCAGCCCATGAAGCCGCCCCACACCTCGGTGATCCAGGCCACCACGGTGTCCCAATTCATGAGCAGCAGGGCCAGCGCGGCGATGAGCGCGACGATGCCGAGCACCACCCAGGTGATGGGGTTGGCGAGCAGTGCGGTGTTCATCGCCCAGGTGGCGGCGGTGATGCCCAGGAAGGCGATGGCGAGCACGCCGAGCGCGACCGCGGCAATCTGCATGGCGGCGGGGTTGGCCAGCAGCCAGTCGGTGACGGTCTGGAGCACGGGCACCAGCGCGGTGCCGACCTGCCCGACGATCTGATCCCAGGTTCGGCTCATCGACTCCCACGAGGTGGCCGCGTTGCCGTTCAGGGTCTCGCCCATGGTCTCGGCCGCGCCGCCCACGTCGCCGAGGGAGTCGCCCATGGTGCCCAGGCTGTCCAGGAAGTCGGGGATGGCCCCGGTGCCCAAGTCCTCCAGGGGCGTGCCGAAGAGCGCGATGGAGGCGTTGGCGCGCTCGGTGGGGTCTTCGATGCCCTGGAGCCCGGCCACGATCTGATCGAAGGCCCCCGCGGCCTCCTCGCCGCCAGCCAGCAGCCGGTTGCTCATCTCGTCGGAGCTCAGGCCGATGGCGTCATAGGCCGCCTGACTCGCGGTGCTGCCATCCGTCGCGCGGATGGTGAACTCCTTTAGCGCGTCGCCCATCTTGTCGATGCCGATAGCGCCATCCTCGCCGGCAGACGCCAGCAGGCCCATGGCCTCCTCGCCCGACATGCCGAGCTGGGCGAACATTGGGCCGTATTCGCTGGCCGCGTCCAGCACGTCCTCGCGCACCGCTGCGGGCACACGCTGGAGGCTGGCGGTGATGAGGTCCACCGCGTGCGTCGCGTCGGTGGCGAGCCCGTTGGTGAGGAGCTGCCCGGCGACCTGTGCGGCTCGGCCGGTGTCAATCTCAAACGCCGTAGCCATGTCCATGACCGAGGCGGTGACCGCCTCCAGGTCGGCCTGGCTCGCGTCGCTCATCCCCGAGATGGAGGACATGACCGACTCAATCGCGCCGTTCACGTCCTCCATGGACTCGCCGTAGGCGTCGGCGTAGAGCGCGCCTGCGGCGGCTCCAGCGGTCTCGCTCTGCGCCTCGGTGAGATTCAGCGAGGCGGCCAGGGCGTCGTTCAGGCGCTCATTCTCGAACCCCGACTGGATGCCCTGGGAGAGCGCCATGCCGATGCCCAGCGCCGCAGCGCCGGCCGCAGCGCCCATGAGGACGCCGGCCCCGCCCATCTTGTCGGGGAGCAGGTCCAGCGTGCTGTCGAAGGCGGAGCTGTCCAGCTCCAGGTAGCCCGTGAGGGTGCCGAGGTCCAGTGCCAAGGGCGGGCCCCTCTCGTGCTTGCTCTTGCCGGCTCATGCCCCCTGGCGCGTCGGCGACTCGGGAGGCTTGGCTGGGGCCAGTACCCGCTGCACCCTGCTCTCCGTCGAGAGTAGCGCAAACGCTCGGAGGTGGAACCAACGCCACGAGCGCGCGCGCAGCAGGCCGGGCTCCCCGAGGTCGATCCCGTAGACCTCGTGGAAGTCCACCTCTAGCAGCGCCCAGCGGCCGAGCAGGTCGCGGATGGAGACCCTGCCAGGCTCGGGCGTCGCCGCCGACGCCGGCAGGGGCTCGAACCGCCGCAGGCCGGTGGGCCCTACCGCTTCCGCTGGGTCTTGGGCTTGCCCTTGGCCCGCCGCGCTGCCCGGTTCGCGGGGGCCATCGCTCCCCCCACGAGCGCGCCCGACAGCGCCGCGGTCTTGGCGGCCTCCGGGCCCTGGGTGAAGTGGAGCATGGCGTACTTGGTCAGGCGCTGGATGATGACCCACTCGACGCCATCGGCGACGAGCTCGCCCGCGGTCTCGCCGAGCACGAGCCGGCCGGATGCCTCCAGCTTGGCGGCGTCGTCGTCGTCGCCGACCTCGGCGGTGCGCGCGTCCAGGAAGGCCTGGATGCGGCGCTCCACGCGCTCGTCGGGCTTGGTGTCCGGGTCGCGCGCCTGCTGGGCCATGTAGTTGGTGAGGCTCACCAGGAAGATGCCGGTCTCGGCGTCGGGGCTCGGGATGCGGTAGGCCTTGCCCTCGGGGTGGGCCTTGCTCTTCACGGGGGGCAGCAGCAGGCCGCCGTCCTCCAGGAAGTCCCAGACCCCCTGCTCGGTGTCGTTGCTCATGGTCAGCCTCTCAATGCCGAAGGGGCCACCCCCGAGCTGGGAGCGGCCCCTCCAGTGTAGCGGCTTACCGTCAGGCGGCTGCCGTGTCCGGGTGCGCGATGGGGCGCAGCTTGCCCTGGCCCTTCAGGCCGAAGCTCACCGTGTCCAGCGCGTCCATGCCGCCGCCGTCGGGGCTCCAGGTCACCGAGGCGAAGCCCTGGTATGCCTCCACGCGGGGGCCGTCCGGCTCCATCTCGTAGTAGCGGTACTCCACCCGGTTGCCCGCGCCCATCTTCAGCGCGGTCAGGCGCAGCAGCTCCTGGCCGGGGTCGTAGGCCTCGGGGTCGCTGGCGAGCGTCTTGCGGTTCAGCTTGCCCTCCGCGCCGTGCGTGAGCGCGGTGACGGTGCTGGAGCCGTAGCCCTCGCCGTCGTAGTCGCTGTCGTTCTGCTCGGTCGGCTCGCTGGGCTTCAGCTTCAGCTCGCCGATGCCGTGGAGGCCGAGCCATCCGGTGTCGCCGGTCGTGCCGGTGGCGCGCACGTCGAGGTAATACTTGCGGGCGGTGGTCGATGCACCCAGCGGGGTGCGAGCCGTAGCGGCCATGTGTCTCTCCTAGGTCCGGTTGGGTGATGGGCGGTGCACGGTCAGGTAGTAGTTGTCGGCGCGGCCCAGCCGCCCCTCGGAGTCCTTGCCCACGCTCGTCCCCGACGCTCGCTTGGCATACACCAGCCTGATGCCGCCCAGCGTACCGCCCCGGCGACCTTGCAGGAGGTCGAACACGTCAGCCGCGATGGCCTTGGTGCGGGCCCTGCTCGCGCAGCGCACCATGGCCTGCACGCCCATCACCGAGTCGGACAGGCTGGGGTCGTCGCTCACGGCGTACTCGCTGAGGGTCACCACGTCGCCCCCTGCGGCGTACTCTTCGATGGTGATGGGCACGCCGCTGCCGGTGAAGGTGCCCGAGGGGCCGGGCCACTCCAGCGGCACGCGCGCCTCGGGGTTGCCGGCCAGCAGCTCGGCCACGCCGTAGAGCACCTGGAGCTCGGGCGTGGTGGTCTCGTGGGTCTCGTAGACGGTCATCGCCCGCCACCTCCGGTAGCACTCTTGGCCCCTTGCGCGACCATCTGGAGCACGGCATCGCGCTCGCTGTTCAGGGCGTTCTCCAGGAACTTGGCATTGCGGCCGGCGTCGTGGCGCAGCGTCATGTCCTCGTGCTGCCGCTCGGCATAGGCCTTCACCTCGGGGTCGAGCCCGTAGCTCACTGCGGCCTTCAGCTCGTCGCCGTCGCTGACCGAGGGCGTGCCGTCGCGGGCCAGGTCGCCCTCCTCAAACGGCACCTGCTCGTTGGCCACGTCGCGCACATGCACGGCGGCCTGGAAGAGCCCGGTCTTGGCCCCGCCCCGTATCTGGGTCTTGGCCTGCGCGAGCCGCGTGCGGAATGCGCCGATGGAGGACGCCGCGATGCCGCCGCCCGTGGCCACTAGTCCAGCCTCGCTTCCACATAGGCGGGCATGTCGGGGGTCTCCCAGACGCGCAGCACCGCGACCACCGAGCGCCGGCCATCGGGGCGCGCGACCCTGCTGCCCTCGGTCAGCCAGGTGCGGTAGTCGAGCGGCGCGTACACCACGCCGGTGCTCGTGACCTCCTCGCCGCCCGAGGTGCGCACCAGCTTGACCTCATCCTGGACGCTCACCGGCTCGGTCTGGCGAGCGGGCGCGTAGGCGCGGCCCAGGGGCGTCTGGCCCATGGCGGTCTCGACGCTGAGGACCGTGGTGGCCCAATCGCCGAAGAGGTCGCGGTACTCGCTCACAGCAGCGCGCCGGTCAGCGGGTTGTACGGGTCGACGCGCACCGGGAAGGTCTCGGTGCCCGCGGTGACGTTCAGCGCGCTGGAGATGAGCCCAGCGGCAGCCAGGATGGAGCGCGCCGCGCTGGTCAGGCTGTCGCCGGCAGCGAGGGCTCGGCGCTCGGCGTCGGTCGCGGCGTCCTGCTGGTAGCTCACGCTGACGCTGCCCTGGCTCTTGGATGCGACGGTGCGCGGGAGCTGCGCGACGCCCAGCGAGGGGTCGAGCCCTGCGGCCACCCAGGCGCTCGCCTGCTCCAGCGTCGCCTCGCGCATCGCCTCGCGCACGCGGTGCAGGGTCGGCAGGCCGGTGGCCGCGTTGGTGGTGTAGCGCGCGTTGGCCGTGGCGTCGAGCACGAGCTGCGAGGCGCGGCGCAGGAGCACGGTGGCCTTGGGCACCGGGGTCGGCTCGGTCGCGTCGGGGTCGACGTAGGCGGCGAGCTCTGCGGCGGTGGCGTAGATGGGCATGGCCTCATCCTCTCAGGTGCAAGGAAGGGCGGGCACCGCGTGGATGCCCGCCCTTCACTATGTCGTGCCGGTCAGCCCTGGGGCTTGCCCAGGATGGCCACCGCGAGGTCGTCGCGGCTCATGTCCTCCCAGCCCTTGGGCGGGGCGGGGTGGCCGGCGACGTACTCGCGCCAGACCTCGGTGGAGGCGTTGCGCTTGGGCGGCGCGTCGTAGTCCAGCTCGCGCGGCTCGCCGTCGGCCGGGGCCTCGGGCTCGTCGCGGTCGTCGGGCTCCGGGCGCTCGTCCTGGTGCTCGGCGCTCACCTCGGGGTCGATGCCCTCCAGCACGTCGTTGATGGCATCGCCCTCGGGCGACGGGTCAGCAGCCGCAGCCATCTCGCGCTGCTCCTCCTGCACCTTGGCGATCTGCGCCGCCTCCGCCAGTGCCGCCTCATCGGCGAGCTCCGGGGTGTCGGTCAGACCGGGCTCGACCTCGGGCCCCTTGGGGGCCAGGGGCTTGTGGTAGCGCCTCAGCGCAGCCATGCCCACGGTCAGGCCTCCGGGATCGTCGCCGACGTGGTGATGACGACGACGCCGCGGTCGTTGCTGCGGTGGGTGCCGTAGTGCACGTTGGTCGTGATGATGTTGGTGCGGCGGAGGATGTCGCGGTCGGTCTCCACGATGGGCTGGCGCTTGTACTTCAGCGCGAGCGCACCGCGGATGACGAGCACGGCCTTGTGGGTCGTGTCGCCGGGGGCCGTGCCGCGGTCGCTGACGAAGATGCGCACCTGGCCGATCTTGCCGACCTGACCGCGCAGGAGCACCGCGTCGGCACCGAAGCTGTCGGCCGAGATGAACCGCGGGTCGTTGAGGAGCTGCGTGTGCTGCGCCGTCGTGATGACGAGGCCCGCGACCTCGGCCGGGTCGTACTCGTCGCCGAAGAGGGCCGTTGCGCGCGTGAACACGTTCCAGTTGAGCGGGCCGGCCACGGTCACCTTCAGCGGCGCGGTCGTCTGCTCGTCGTCCTCGGGGCCCGCGTTGGTGTGCTCGTGGAGCGCCGCGGCCCGCAGGTCCGCGTCGATCTTGCGAGCGACCGACAGGGCGATCTGGACGCGCGCCTGGTCGTTGGGGTCGCCGAGCGCGTAGAGCGTGGCGGAGTCCGTCAGCTCGACGGCCTTGCCGGCCTCCTTGATGGTCGCCCAGGAGTCCGTCATCTCCAGCTTGGTGGTGTCCATCGCGACACCCTCGGTGAGCTCGTCCGCGTCGCCGATGTAGGCGTACTTCGGGAAGCCCACGCGCTCGCCGGGCTTGCCGGCCAGCGTGGAGTCGACGGTGGCGAGCTGCGCCCAGACGGCGCGGCCGAGGATCGTCGGGCCGACCGCATCGGCCCAGACCTCGGGGACGATGAGGTCGTTGGTGGTGGTGGTGCCAGTGGCCATGGGGAGATTCCTTGTCTGCTAGGCCTGGCCGGTCATACGGTCGTATGTCGGCCGGTCGGTCTGGAAGATGCGCGTGCGCTCCGAGATGGGGAGCGCGTCCCACGCATCCTTGGTGAGAGCCGAGCCCGTGCTGGCACCGCCATGGGACTCTGTGCCCGACGCCTGGACAGTGCCCGCTGCCCCCAGCGTGGGGTCGGCCGCGAGCTGTGCCGCGACCGCTGCCGACACCTTAGCGCGGAAGTCGGGCGCTGCGGGGTCGAGCGTCGGGAAGTCGCTGGCCTTGTCGAGCTTCCAGCCGAGGTAGTCGAGCTTGCCGGGGTCCACCTTGGCCTCCCACGCGGCCTGCACGAGCGCGGCCTGGCGCTGGGCGGCGTTCGCCTGCTCCTGCACCTGGGTGAGCTGCGAGGTGACCGCCTCCACCGTCGGGGGCTGGTCGGCGTCGCCGCCGCCGAGCGCCTTGGCGATGACCTCCAGCACCTCCTTGCGCGCGTTCTCCTTGCTGCCGATCCGGGAGTCGCCGGCCTCGCGCTGGTAGTCACGCGCCTGCTTGTCGCGGCGGGTGTAGGCCTCCACCGCCTCCGGGGGCCAGGTCGACATGTCGGGGCCCTGCTGGTCAGCCGGGGCGGCGGGCGCGGGCGGGGCTGCCTGCTGGCGCGCGGCGAGCTCGGCCGGCGTCGGGGCTGCCGGCGCGGCGGGGGCCTGCTGCTGGTCGGTGGCTGCCGGGGCCTGCTGCTGGTCAGCGGCCGGGGCGGCGGGGGCGGCGGCCGGTGCGGCCTGGGCGGTGTCGGTCATGGTGTCCCTCCGGGAGTCGTGCCACCAGTGTAGGCGCTCACCGCAGACGTGCTAGGCAACCTGCTCGCGCGCGCTCTGGCGCTTCAGGAAGGGGTGCCGGTCCAGGTGGTCGCGCATCGTCGCCTGCCACGCCCGGATGCGCTCGCGCGCCTCGCGCCTCGCCTCGGGGGTGATGGCGATGGCCTCGCGCTGCTTCCACCCTCGTATCTGGCGCTCGATGCCGCGCTGGCGCTGCTGGGCGCGGTAGGCGTCACCATCCCACCGGGGTCGCTCCAGGGTGTCGGCGCGCGTCAGGCCGGGCTGGTAGGTGCGGATGCCGCACCGGCAGTTGGGGTGCTTCCACCCGGCAGCTCGCGCCTCGGCCACGGTCGCATCCACACGCACCTGCATGAGCGCCCCGGTGCGCACGTTGGTCGCCATGATGGTGCCTGCCTCGCCGTCGATGGCGAGCACCATGCGCGCCCAGCGGTCGCAGATGCGGCAGGCGCGGGGGCCGGGCTGGACGGCCACGAGGTTGAGCCCGAGCGCGCGCGCCTGGTCGAGATGCCCGGAGATGGCCGCCGACGACGTGCCGGTGCGTACCGCCATCTCGACGTAG